GTACAACCTGCTCATAATCCTTAATTACCTGAACACTTACCCAACGGTCTACGTGGGCAATAGCCACGGCACACTTATCATGTTGCTGGGCTAAGTCAGCATGGATGTAGTAAATTTTATTTGGATCGGGTTTGAACGTTTCATCGAATCTTCTAGAGTTATCTAGTGGGTTCCTTAGAGTCATACACCTTTCAAGTTTTTCCTTTTGCTTAAAGAATGCATCAGATGAAAATGTTGGCATACATGCGAATCTCTGCATCGCATCGATTGGATCCTTATAGAACGGCATCTTAAAATCTTCGATAGACCTTGTAGGATTTACATCCCACGTGGTTCTCTTTAGAGCAAAAACTTTTGGTAGTTTATAACTAAGGATATGGTCTTCTTCCCAAGAAATATCAAAGGTGTTGTCTTTACTACCTTCTGGTAGTTCAGGATTTATTGTAAAAGTATGTGTTTTTTCAAGTACTTCTTTTTCAAGAATAGCCCCATCATATGCTTGAGAAATATAGTCTCCAGGATATCGTGGGAATGATAGGAGGATAACTTTTCCTAAGTCTGGAAAACGAGAATCCACTGTACCACGGAACGCCTTATAGATATTATCAGCAGTCTTACCATGATCATTTCCAGTTTCAACAGATGTTGCAAATCCTGAAATTTCATCGAGTACTGCCACCAACAAGTTCAACCCTTCGTGAGACTCTCTTTCTGAGTGTCCAGAGTACACCGTGATAGAGTGGTCAAATTCAACAGCATCTGCCTTCGCATTGTACTTGCCAGCAAACCATGGTGATCTCTCCACCTTGCTCTTGAATCCTTGGAAGAACACGTTCTTGGCTTGGGCTGCGTTAATGGCGATGTTGATAATGTCTATAGCATCTCCAGACGGTTTTCCATAGTATCTAGATGGATCCTTCAAGCATAAAAGTTTATAAACTATATAGGCACAAGACACAGCAGACAAGTGGTCTTTTCCAGCACCCTTACCTAATTGCATAATGATTTCTACCTTGGTGTATTTGTCATAATAGGCCGCACCTTCTGCCTGCCCCATTAGCATTTGGAGGTCTTCTTTTCTATATATCTGGCTCATAGCCTGAGCCACTTCATACTGAATTTCTGACAGGGCTGGTTGCCCTAAATACTTTGGGGATTCTACAAATGTGAAGATATCTACTGGGATTTCTGCAAAGTGGTTCTCACTCAGTACTTCAAAGAATTCGTTAAAGTTATTGGACTCTATTGACAACTGTGTGAACCTCTCCATCCTTGGCAATAGCGGATAGTCTTTGCATAATTAGATCTCTTACCTCTGGATTAGATGAGGCAATATCTCTAAGGATACCCACAAGAATCTCTTGCTTCTTCTCAATCTCTACCATCTCTTCTGCTAATTCTTTATTCTCTAATAGTCCAGCCTTTTGTAGCATGTCTATTCTTCTTGATTCAATATCGAGGACTAGTTTGATCCCCGCAGTTTTTGCACTAAGGTTTTGGGTCATAGAAGATTCATCGATAACCTCATAGGCCTTTGTGATTAACTTTGTGTAGTGAGTGTCTGCTCCAACGAGAGCCTCTCTTGCACGTGCACGGATTGCATCATTTGCAGATGCCATAACCTTCCACTCGTTAATGAGTGCTACGACCCGCGTTCGTGGAATGGCTAACTCTTTCGATATAATCGTGGGATCATTCCCCTTCAGATACTCAGAGACTACTTGGTTTACCTGATCAAGATGATCGATCAGTTCGGACTCACTGGTCATTAGGGAGTGCCACCTAGCCTCTTGATCTCATCGTGGATATAGAACACGGACTTCTTAAGGTCTTCAATCTGCTTCTTGTCATCCTTGATTCCTGCTCGCCAAAGATACTTCATAGCGTTACCAACATTAAAATTTCTATGTCGGGTAATCGTAATACACTCTACCCCGCTAGGGTCAGATGTATAGTGTTTAGGATGGTTTACCACGTCTTCTAGTGCTTTAGTCATCTTCATTCTCCCAATCGAATATATCTGGCATGTCTCTCATCGTTACAATGGCGTAGGACACTCCTACAGACATGGCTAAAAGTACAACCATTATGGCTAGTTTTATTTTTTTCATTTTCTAGCCTTTCTTATTCCAAATTTTGATAGGTATACGTAAATAGTTTCTACGCTTTTCCCGCACTCACTGGCAATCTCTTCGGGTGTCTTCTTATCGATAAGATATCTCTTTCGCAAAAAGGCTTCTGATTTATATAGCATTATTTGGTATCTCCTATCGCCTTGTTCCAGTTATGAATTGACCAGTAGGCAATACCGCAGGCATCGGCTACGTCGTTATCTGTCAAACTCTTATCGAACGTCTTATTCACAAAATCGATTGTTCTGAGTTTTCTTTCATTTCTCTCATACGTCTTGTACCACGCATCGGAATATCCAGGAAACTTGTTTCTAATTATAAGTTTTTCATCCTTGGTTATCTTTCCATTACCGATATATATCTGCCAAGTAATTGGAGAGACCTTACCGATCACAGTTGTTCCAGACAGACCAGCGGCACCCAGTATGGCCCCTTGGACCAGAGCAAGATCTGCAGCGACTTTTGGAGAGTTCATAAAGACTGTGTGTTCTATGACTATGGCCTCGAAACCACCATAGTAATCAAAAAACGCCTTAGTCTTTTTAGAAGCATCCATGACCTTTTCGTAAATCTCTTTTCCTTCAAACTTAATTTTGCCAGTAGTTCCAAGCATACTGGGAAACTTCTTGTTTGACTCAGTAGAAATAATAGCAAAGGCAAGACTGTTAGTGCTCGCGTCTATAGCACAGATGGTCTTTGGTGGAAGTTCTAATCCCCACTTACTCTTGCTCATAGTCAACAAACCCCTTCAACTCTTTTAGCATCTTGGTAACGGCTTTTTCGCTTACATTACAATTTGAACAAAATCCTGAATCGTTGTAGATTGATAAAGATATTCCACATCCACCCAGACATTTCCGAATCTTTCCTAGCCTTCTCTGTCTGCGGGTAACGCGATATCTCTCTGCAATCTTCTCCTTAGTAGCCTCTTCTCTGCAGGTTTCGCTACAGTAGATTTGATAACTAACTTTAGGCTTGAAATAAATATCACAACGACTACATAATTTCACTCAGTTCCTCCAAGGAAGCGATCTTGATAGTGCCTGCGCCAGCCTCATCGCAGACTTTTTTTATCGGACAAGTTTTACAAATCTTTGAATTTGCTCGATAATTCTTCGTTGGTAGAGTTCTGTCTACCCATGCTTTGCGGACTTCTCTCATCCAGTCAAAAGCATAATCTATCCATTTTACATAATCATCATTTAGGTCTACCCTGATAATAAGGATCTCATGTGTATTTTTATTCTCATACAGAAGGATTCCTTTAGACTTCTTTAGGACCTTCATGTAGATGAGCAACTGGACTACGTGACCCTTTTTAGGCTTACCAGTTCTTCGTCTATATTCGAAGACCATGTCGTTTGTTGTTTTTACTTCAACAACTACCTCGTCGTCTCTCCAGTTAATAAAGTTATCTACGTACCCAAAAATTGGGGGATCGTCGAATGTGATCTTGAACTCTGAGTCAATAGATAGTCCAGAGTTTTTAATTGCAGTCTCGATTCGTCCATGAGAAAGCGTTCCGTTCTCCATATTTGCGACATCGTATGGAAGTGCGTAGTCTTCAAAGACTCCACCATCAAAGGCTAGGTACCAATATCTAGGGCACACTCCGTGACCGTAAGCAATCGTAGATGGACTAAATGTCTTCTTTTGTGTATGCTTTGGGCCACGAGTTGCCGTGTACCCTGCCTGGATTGCATCGATCAATGCTTGATTTTCGATCATCTCTGGGGTCTTAACCCCTAAAGCCATCACTTCTTTTAGCAAATTCTTTGTCATGTTTTCCCTTTTCGTTTAGTTAATTATAGCAGACTTAGCGCGTGACGTATTTGAGAGCAGAGACAAGGTTGTTAATTGACTCCGCCGCAGTGTAATAGATGTTTTTCTTTGCCCTATTACTCTTGTCAACATTCGCCATCCAAGTAGCCTTGAGAGCCATTTTAGAGGCAATAGCCTGTAACCTGACGATCTCAACGGTGGCGATATTGATTGGAATGTCTGGCTTTATGATTAACTTTACAAGGGTCTCAATCGCAGAAGTTAGATCGTCATCCCCCATATATTCGGCAATGTCCGATAGGTCGTTCAGCATTGAGATCGTGGTATCTTTAGGCTCCATACTTTTCATCCCTTTCTGTAAATTGAAATCTAAGAACGTATCTCTTTCTTCCTGCATATATATCTAGATACACGTTTCCACGGATTCTCCAAGGACGGATCCTGAATATGTAAAGGGCTGATAGCCTATAGATGATAAACTGAAATCTCCAAAACCTAAAACTCTTGGTTCCATTTCCATCAATGTTCCATATCATCTTCCACCATTCCTTCTAG